CCGCCATATCGGCGGCCTTCGGCTGGACGTTCAGCGTACCGCCTCGCGCGGCCACCCGATGGGTGGTACCGATAGCCATCAGTCCCTCCTCAGCAGCAACGCGACTAGGCCGGTGCCATCAGGCTCCCGCCGCACGACGATATAGGCGCCGCCGTCTGGCGGAGGGAGATCCACGACGATTCCCTGCCCGACCTCCACGCTCGCCGCATCGCTGGCCAGAACGGTGAACCGCGGCTCACGCAATGGAAGCGGCGCGGTACCCATGCGCGGAGCCTGCCATGGGGCGGTAAACTCCCCCAGCACAGGCTCTGCCCGCCCTTCGAAATGGGCAGGGTCGCCCAGCTCATCGAACAGCAGCGCATCGAGATCAGCGAATCGCTCATGAAAGCGCATGGCTATTCGCCGTCCTCGCCGCTCTGCGCCTGGGCGTGGTCCTTGGCCAGACCGATAACGCCCGCAGCCAGCAACTCCTCCCGCAGCTCCGTGCTGGCCGGTTCGTAGGGCTCGCCCATCCGATAGATATCGCGCCCGTCCTGCACGCACCCCTTAATGACGATGTACTTCGACTTTGCGGCGGCCATGTCACACCACCTTCGCGAACAGGAAGGCATCCGGCTCCAGCAGGCCGGACAGCGCAGCAGCCTGGAGCTTCACCCAGCGCACGCTCGGCTCCTTGGTCGTCCAGCTCTTCGGGAAGCGCGACGCCTCGACCAGGCCACTCTCGATGGCGTCGAGATCCTGAATCGCCCCGTACAACATCGCGTTACGGGTGTTGGTCGAGCCCAGGATGATGCCACCCGCCGAGATCATCGGCTGCTCCTCCTCGTCGCCATCATCGGGCACGAACCACTCATCGTAGCCGTAGAGATCCAACCCCGGATCGTTGAGATAGCCGAGGTACGTAACGCCATCAGGCAGTTCCTCGGGGTTGATCATGCCCAGGTCGACGCGACGGGTATTCAGCTTTTTCATGACGCTTTCGTCGTTCTGGAACGCATCCAGGGCCTCGCCGCTGAACACCGACACGTTCGCTGTGCGCCCGGAATCCTTGGCAATGCGGCGCTTCCAAGTCCGCAGATTGCCAATCGGGTCGGCGCCACTGGCCCCCCACTTGCCGGTGGCCAGCGTCACCTTGTGGGTATCTTCCATCTGGAAGTCGATAACATCATCGACGCCCTCGCCCTTCACATTGATGCTGCCGGTAGTAAGCGCCTGGGCACACATCCACTCTTCACGACGGGTAATCTCGTCGTCGAGATCCGCCAGATCCTTGCCCAATTGCTCGCCGGCCCGCTGGAGCGCGGACTTGGTAGCGAACGGGTTCTCCCCAGGCGAACGCTTCAGAATCAGCTCTGCGGTGGTTTCACGCTTGGGCTGGATGTACGGCGGCTTGTAGGTCGTGCTCCGGTAGCCAGAGCGCAGCGACAGGCTTCCCGGCAGGCGGGGATGCACGAACGGAGCCATCTTGCGGGTGCCCTTCACGATATCGATATCCACCGCAGTGGTACCGAAGGTTACCGGGTTGGCGCCATTGAAGAACAGGTCACGCAGGAAAGTACGCGGCCGCACCATCTGCTCCACCGCATCGAGCATCGTGCGGCAGTCGAAAATATCGGTCATCTGGTTGAACTCCTATCAGCGAACGAAGAGGCAGAACGGGCGCAGAGCATCGACCAGGCTGTCACGCCCGTGGCCCTCGCCTACGGTGAGCGCGCCGAAACGCACATCGCCGGTCAGTTGCAGCGGCGCGACCTTGGCACCTGCCGAGGTATCGACGGCCTCCAGCAGAACCGCGCTCGGCGCCTGGGAGCCATCGTCGGCGGCGGCAACCGACAGCTTGTACTCCTTCGAAGCAGTGACCCGGCCCAGCACCGCGCCGCGCTTGAGTACCTGGCCGGCAGCGATCACACCGGAGCCGGTCGCAATGGGGAAATCACCGGCCGCCAATTGGTCCGGGACGTAGGTATTGCGTTGAACTTCGTACATGGCGGATCTCCTTTTAGCGGCGCTTGGCACCGGTCACGATGGCGGATACCGCAGCGCCACGCTCCTTGCTGGCCGCGTCGTCGCCAGCCGGCGTGGAGGCCGAGGCCCCGGTGGAGTCGGCAACGATTCCGGCGAGGGTAATGCCGCGATCAGAGGCCGCCTGGAGCAGTTGCAGGGCGGTCGCTTCGACACTGGTACCGGCTTCGATGGCAGCAGCCACCTCCTTCTCGAAGCCCTTGCTGGCCAGTGCGCTGATGCCCTGAATACGCTTGCGTTCAGCGACAGCCGCGTCGGTACGGGCCGCCTGGATCTCCTCGGCGCCGGCACTGGCCACTTCGATGGTGTTCGGGTCGATGCCGCTGGCCAGCGCCTCGCGCAGCTCCGCCGTGGTCTTCACGACTTTCATACTTGCTTTCCTCGGTTGGGTTGCGGCCGGTTTGGCCAGTTCAGTGATCAGGGCTTCCAGGCTGCCAAGTCGGTGCGCGAGGCCGGCTTTCACCGCCGCGGCGCCAACCAGAAGGCCGCCGTAGTCACCCATTTCCGGGATACGTTCAGCAGCCACGCCGAGATTGCGGGCCACCTTGTTCTCGAAGACTTCAGCCAGGGCATCGACGGTCTCGCCGATCTTCTTGCGCCCTTCTTCGGTGGTGACGTCAGGCCGCTTGTTCGGGGCGTTGCGACTGACCACCTGGTAGCGCTTCGGCTTGTCCGGTCCATCGGGCTGAACCACCGCCTCAACGATGACGCCGATGCTCCCGGCCATCGCCGTCTCGTCGACAACGATTTCCTCGGCAGCACTTCCGATCCAGTACGCAGCGCTTGCCAGGTAGCCACCGGCATAGGTAACGATCCGCTTGCGCTTGCGCCCCTCGTACACCAGCTCGGCCAGCTCGTTGATGCCGGATGCCACACCGCCCGGGCTATCGATGTTCAGTACGATGCTGCGGACTGCCGGGTCATCGAGCGCCCGCTGAATGTCCGTGGCCAGCACCTGGGTGCTGGTGGCTCCGCTGATCTCGGTAAACAGGTTCGCGTAACGGAAGATGGGGCCGGTCACTGGCACGATGGCCACGCCGTTGCGAACAGTCACCGTGCGGGCCTTGTTCAGGCGCTCGCCTTCGCGGGTCACCAGCGCTTGGGGGTCACCCATTCGCTCAGCGATGGCCAGCAGGTTCTCCAGATGCTCGGGCAGCATTAGCCAGGGCTGCGATGCAGCCAGCTCGAATGCGCGCATGGTTATTCCTCGTCGTCGGGACCGGGCGCCGGCGGCGCCTCGGTTTCGCGGCCCTTCGGCAGCGTGTACAGGTTGTTAGCGCGGCGCTGCTCGATCTCCCGCAAGCGCTGGTTGAACACCTGCTGCCAGGGCTCACCAGTCATCGCCGCAGTCTCCAGGGTCTCGTTCGACAGGCCGTACTCGATGCGCTTACCGGCGGCGTTCGCCTCCTTCAGCTCGTCGATGGCGCCACGCGCCGGCCCAATCCATAGCGCCTGGCAGTACGCACGCCGCTTGATCGGATCGTGATAGCCGGGCAGGTCGATCAGGCCGCGAGCCACCGCTTCGTCAATCACCAGCTCCCGGCTCGGTTGGCAGAAATCGCAGGTCAGCCACCAGCGGCGCAGACTGTAGAATCGCCAGGCTTGCAGCATGGCGGCCCGCGCGGCGCTGTAGCTGGTGCTGTAGTGCAAAAGCACCTCGTCCGCGGGGATCTCCAGGGCGGCGCCTATCTCCTTGACCACCGCCATGAAGAACGGATCGAACTGCGCATTCGGCCGGGCGGGGTTGGCGACAACAGGCTCTTCGCCCTCGCCCAGGTCAACCACCGCCCCCTCGCCCAGCTCCAGGGGCGGTGCTTCGTCGTCGGTGGAGGCACTACCACCACCGTTCACCAGGCCCGTCATCGGCAGGCCGCCGGCGTTGTTGTAGTCGGAGCCCTTCTTGATGAACACGGTGAACATTGCTGAGATCACCGCCGCCATAAGCTCGGCGCTGCTGTAGCGCTCCAGCTTCTGCAACGGCTCCAGCACCGGCGCCAGGTACGGCGCGCCGCGCTTCTGGCCGGGCCGCTCCTTGTCCGACATGACGTGCAACACCCGGCGCCGTCCGGTCTGCGCACCGAATGCCGGTAGACGCTGCCAGGTTAGCGGCCCGGCCGTCGGCAGGTCGTTCGGATAGCCCGAGCAGACGTGGTAGGCAACCGGTGCGCCGAGTCCGTTGGACTCGATGCCATCGACCAGCCCTGCGCTATCCAGGCCGTGCCCGGGATTGCAAACGCGCTCGGCCTCGATCAGTTGCAGGCGCGTGCCGAAGATGCAGCCGGGTCGCTCCTCGAAGGGCGTTGCCACCAGCACATCGCCGCCGACCAGCGACGACACCAGGGTCAGCGCCTGGAGCTGGTAGTGGTTCAACGTCGCCTCAGCATCGCACTCGGCCGGGCTGTCGGCGTAGTGGTTCCAGATCCAGTCCAGTTGAGCGTTCAGCCGCTCCGCTTCTTCACCGGAGATCCCGAGCGCCTGGTGGTCGACCTGCGCCCGACAGACCAGCCCCGTACCGACCACGTTCGTGCGCAGGCGCATCACGACAGCCCGCGCGATCAGGTGGTTACGCAGGGCATCCCGAGAACGGGCGATCAGCATATTGCGCTCGCCGCGGTTCAGGTCTCGACGAGGACTGCCCAGGCCAGGGATCCAACTGGCCATACTGCGGAGCATGCGTGAAGCTCCCCGCCAGCGCGTTTCCGTGCCACCGCCGCCCCCCTGCGCCATCGGCGCCGAGGGACGGGCCGCCGCCTTGGCCAGACGGAGGGCTTCGCGCATCAGTTGTTGCTCGGGTGAGCGTCGGAAAAAGCCCATGGTCAAATCTTCAGGTAGTAAACGCGGTTACGACCCCGCCCGTGCTGGGCGGCCTCTTCCTGAGCGGCGGCTGCGGCGTACTGTTGTTCAAGCATCCGCAGAGACGCCAGCTCGGCTTTGTAGACCTCGCGCTCGCCACGCTTCAGGCGCTGCCCCTTTGACAGGACGTCAGATATCGCCGCCCGGACTTCCTCCAGGCGCTGTTTCGCTGTGGTCATGATTTCCCTCAGTCAGCCGACCCGGCTGCGTGTACCGCGACCGCGCGGCACCGCCCGCTTGGGCATTGGTGCCACGGGCTGGTCGCCACTGAACAATGTGGGTTGCCGCACCTGGCGCTCCAGGGCATCCCATTCGTCATCCCGCAGAAGGTGGGTTTTCAGGCTGCGCGCGGCATGCAGGGCATACACCTCGCAATCCAGCGCCTCGTTACGCCGACCGGCTTTCTTCTGCCAAATCATCTTTGTGGGAATCCGCGGGTGCGGCGCCAACACCTCGTTTGTGAACTGCTCGAAGTAGTCCTGGCGGATATCGCTGTACCAGTGCATCCGCCCCGCCCCAGCACCCACCAGGCGCACACGGGAGTCGAGCAGGGTCTTGGCCTTGTGCGTGCCGACGATGTACACCCGCAGGCCGTACTTCGCGGCCTTGGTGTTGTCGCGGGCGGTATCCACTGAGGCAGACGGCCGGGAGAAAATCTCTTTCTCCAGGCTATCGCGGGAGGCCCCCTTGATCGCCATGATGTTGAAGCGCTGGCGGTCCCGGACGTATGCGTAGACGGCGTGGTTGGTGTTCCCGTCAGAGCTGTCGATGCTCACCGCCGATATAGCCAGCTCGCCGCCGCCCTCCATCGGCATCGGCTTTGCCAGCAGCGCATCCAGTTCAGACCAGACCCCATCGCTGGGGTCGGCCGGATTGCCGCGCAGCTCGTTCCAGAACAGGCGCCAGGACTCCTCCCCACGCCCCCAACCGACGACAATCACCGCCAGGCGGTCGCCTTGTACGTCCACCCCTGCGGTAGCCAGCAGCACGCCAGCCGGTGCCGTCCATTCGCCGTAAGCCTCGGCGCGCTTCACCAGCTCCTCGATCCCAGGCGCATTGCTCTTGAACTCGTAGCTTTCACCCTTCGAGCTGTTCACGAACGCGATCATGGGGCCGATGTTGCCCTGGGCGGCGGCATGCTCGGCCTGTAGCCACTTCTCCATCAGCACCGCGAAGCGTGAACCGTAGAACGTCGCGATCAGCTCGTTCATGTCGTAGCCGGCTATACCGCGGAACTCAGCCGTCGCCACCCAGCGGCCATGCTGTAGGTTCGCGTTCTTCTGCGCGTCGTCCCACACCGACCCGCAGTGCGGACAGGCGTAGTAGGCCAGCTCGGGGCGCTTGTGCCCGTACACTTCGTGATACTGCGTCGGATCTTCCGGGCAGTGCAGGTGATCGAAGCTCAGTTCGTGTTCCTGGCCGCAGTCGTGGCAAGGAACCATGGCAATGCGCTTATCCGACAGCTCGTACTCGGCATCGATGGCCGACAGCCCCTTGAGCGTCGGCGTGCCGCCGATGATCACCTTGGATCGTCGGTAGGTCTTCAGCCGCTCCTTGGCCAGCTTGATGCTGTCCCCCTGCCCCCGGAGGTTCAGGTTGCAGTCGTCGGGCTCCTCGACGCAGACACGGGGTACCGGCGTTGACTTCACGCTGGAGGGGCTGTTGGAGCCGACCAGTTTCAGGAAGCCGCCGGGGAAGCGCTTGAAATCTTGCCGCTGCTGGAGCTTGCGGCTGCGAAGATCGATCTTATTGCGCAGCCGCGGCGTGGCCTCCACCATCGGTTCCAGTTTCTCGGCCACATACTGCTTGGCAGCGTCGGCCTTCGGGAACAGGATCAGGATCGGTGAGGGATCCAGATCGATCCATTTGCCGAGGGAGTTGCCCAGCACGCCAGAGGTCCATGCGACCTGGGCCGACTTGCGCCCGACTACCTCGGTCACATTCGGATCGTCCAGGGCCTCCAGAGGACCACCCGGCCACACCAGATGGGGGGTCACCTCGAACCGATACGGACCAGGCTTCGCCGCCTCCTCGGGAGACAGCCAACGGTACTTCCGCGCCCACTCGGCAATGCTCATCCGCGGCGGCGGAGACCACTTGCGGGCCATACGGCGAACGGCGTTAATCGCCGTCTTCTTCAAAGCCCTCTTCAGGGAGCGCGTAGTCAGTATCCCCGTCTGACGGGGCGTCATCCGGTTCATACTCGGCCAGTTTCCTTAGGGTCTCTTCCATCGGTTCGCGAATCAGGCTTTCGTCGATCTCAATGCCATAGCGGGCCGATAGCGACGCTGCCAGCGCGTCGGGGTAGGTGTTCAGCAACTCGACCTTGGCCGCAGTGATCATCGCTTCGTATGCGGTCGCCATATCGGCCACCAACGCCACCTCGCCCACATCGCGGGCCAGGGCAATCTCCTCGCGGTCGGCGCGCAGCCTGTCCAGGCGGTCTCGTACCGATTCTTTCTTGCCGTTGAGGGAGGCGACCTGCACCAGCCAGCCGATCACGTCTTCGGTGTCGTACTCGTTCTCGTTCCCGCGACCGAGCCCGACCGACACCACCGGCATTCCCTCACGCTGCCACCGGCTCAAGGTGCGTTCGTCGCGCCCGACGATCTCGGCCAGGTCGGCTTTCGTCACTCTGCGACCCATGCTAACCCCTTGAAAAGACGGACATTCCTGTAGAAATCACAGCTAGAGGGAAAACGCGAGTCCGCGTACCCGTATAGGGCCGGGGACTGGGGAAGGACCCAAAAAATCGGGATTTTCAGGGGGGGCTGGCCGGCCCGCCCCGCTGCTCATCGCCGGCCGGCGGCATCCCGGCACGCCGGGCAAGCCAGCGCGTGTAGAACCCCGAGGTCACATCGGCGCCGAGGCACGCGACCACGCTACCGAGCGCGGCGGCAACCGGCAGCCCCGCACCGCTCGCCGTGGCGAGCAACACCGAGGCCAGGCCGAACACCACCGACGCCCCCGAGCGCAGCAGGACACGTTTCAGCAGATCGCTGACCGTCAGCCCTGCCGCCTCGGCGCGCCACAGCTCCCCGGACAGGCCGGCCATCGACACCAGCACGAACAGCCAGGTCGGGATATCGCTCAGCGTCTGCTGAACGTCGTTCTCTGTCGCCATGTTCACCTCGGTCTGAGTAGGCGGCCCGTCCCTGGACCCGACGCTCCGCCAGGGAGGCCAGAGGCGCCGAAGTCGAGCCAATAAAAAACCCGGCGCGATGGCCGGGTTCCGATGATGTGGAGCGTGTGCCTCAGTGGCGCACCTCTACGAGAGTGCCTACTTTTTACCCCCAAAGTGTCATGGCAACAACCCCGTTTCATTGCCACCCTGCGAATATCCCTTGAACGCCTTGGTAATCCCTGGCGAATACTCGGTGAATATCTGCCTACGGTTATCAAGCGCCTCCGGCGCTGTCCTACTGGTCAGTAGGTGGGTCAGCAGGTGGGACAGATAACCCATTGATTTATATGGCGCTGTCCTACTGTCCCACTTGTCCTACTACTTTCTACGCATATAAGAGAAGAATAATAAGAGCGCGCGCTGCGCGCGTGCGCGCGATGCGTGCCTATGTGCGGGCGGGTGTGCGAAAGGTGGGACAGTGGGACAGCCCCAGCAGTGACGGGGCTTTGCGTTGTCCCGCCTCGAAAAACGAAGCGGGACAGAGTAGGACGGTGGGACAGCGCCCGGCCAAGTCAGGCCGCCCGCCGCAGCAGGATTTCTGCGATGGCCGCGTGGGCCAGGTCGAGCCTGCGGTAATACTGGCGTTTGCCACATCCGCATGCTGCCCATTTCATCGGGTCCGACATGTCGTAATCCGTGTAATGCAAGCGCACCACCCGCTCGATGGGCGGCGGAAGGTGCTTGTTCACGATCAGCTCAATGTCCGCCGTGCGATCCAGAGGACACCGAGCCCCCGCCGTGGAGCGAGTCAGGTTTCCCCTTGTCGCCATCAGCATAGCAATCACATTGCTCCCGCCGCTAGCGTTCCCGGCAGAGCCTACGCCATTCGGCGGGTGCAACTCGGCGGCCCAGGTCCGTAGCATCTCGTCAATTGGCTTGATCAAAATGCGGCCTCCCTCTGCGTCGGCTGTCCCTTCCACGACGGCGGCCGCTCGTAGCCCCACGGTCGCACCGGCGACTTACCGGATGCGGGTAGACGTCTGCGCCGCCAGCCCAGCCGGTGCATGATGTGGCCAACTCGCATCTGCTCCGGCTTGCCCCAGTGCCCGTAATCCAGATTGAGCGCTTCGCCCAAGATAGCCGCACTGGTCACGGTCTCGCCGACGTATCCCTCAAGCCAGCCGATCAGCTTGTGCTCCCAGGCGTCAACCGTGTAGCGCTTGTCCTGCTCCTCCTCGAACAGCGCTCGCTCCTCCCGCGAAACCCACCACGGATCGCCGGCCCGATAGCAGAACAGTGCTTCGGCCCATAGCTGGTCCCGGATCTCGCGCAACAGGTCAAGATCCACCTTCGTGCAGAGGACCGGCCAGTATCGACGGTTGCCGGTGGTGTCTTTCAGGTACTCGTCCTGGTTGGTCGTACCCACGAAAACACACTGTCGTGGCACATCGCGGGTTCTGCGGCCGTAGCTCTCGCGGAAGGTATCGACCGAGGCCGAAAAGAACTGCTTTGCCTTCGTGCTGTCGGCTTTGTTGAACGCATCCAACTCGCCCAGCTCGCTGATCCACTTGCCGCGCAACATCTGGAACGTCTCTTTGTCACCGAGCACGAACGGGGTATCCATGAACCACTCGCCGCCCAGCACCGACATGGCGGTCGACTTGCCTTCGCCCTGCAACCCTTCGAGGATCAGCACCGTATCCATCTTGCAGCCCGGGCGCATAACACGCGCAACAGCGCCGATCAGCCAGCGCTTGCCGGCCTTCATCGAGTACGGGGTCTCCTCCACGCCCAGGGCCCTGTTCAGCCAATGCTCGATCCGCGGCGTACCGTCCCACTCCAGGCCCTCAAGGTACGCCCGCACCGGGTGAAAGCTGTTCTTGCTGGCCACCACCGACACCGCTTCCAGCACCGGCGGCACCTTCGTCAGCAAACCGTACTGCTGGGCCAGCCACTCGCACGCCAGCATGTCGTCCAGATCTGTCCACTCCCCCGTACCACCACCATAGGGCGGCGTCCGCAGCTTCATGGTCTTGGCGCTGAACTCGTCGTAGCCGAGCACTCCGTGCCAGCGCTCATCGTTCTGTAGGATCAGACTGATGTTCACCATGTGCGCCGCCAGGCCGCCGCCCTTGATCCGCAGAAGGCAGTCACGCCAGCCACCCTCAGCGGGTGGCCGGACTACCGCCATGACCTGGGCGCGAACCACCTCCAGCCCCTCGGCACAGTGCAGGTCGTTGAAGTCAGTCCAGCCCTCCTCGCGCTCGCTGCCGAAGCGAGGGAGCACGAACTGGCCGCCAAGGATCGTGGCGGCGTTCTCCGCAGCCTGAGCGCCCGGATTCCAAGGCGACCCGTCCTGGCGGGTGGTCTTCCAGTCATCATCGCCGCAGAAGATCAACGGCCGAGACGGATACTCGGTCTGCATCGCCTTGCCGACCGGCAGCAGGTTGCCGGCATCGAAGGCAATAGCCACCGCACAGCCCGTCGCCATATGCAGGCTGACGCCGGTCGCGTACCCCTCGGCAATCAGCACCGGCTCGCCGGGTTCGGGGCGCGGACCGATCAGGCAGAACGCTCCTTCCTTCTGCATGCCATAGGGCCAATACGCCTTGTCCCGGCCGGTATCGGGCTGCTTCTCGGGGTAGATGATTTGCAGTCCCACCAGCCCCTTGAGGGTCCGCATGGGCACCATGAAACGCCCGCCGTAGCCGTAGCGACCGCCGATCCCGACGATCTGCTTGCGGTCGAGATACGGCGCCTTGCCTTTCTCCGATAACCGCTCCCACAGCCGCGCGGCGCCCTGGGCGGCACGCTGGGCGGCATAGGCGGCCTTCGCTGCCGCCTTGCGCTTGGCCTCTTCCTGCCGCGCGTGCATCAGCTCGCGCTCCTCGGCAGTCAGGCGAACACCCTTGAGCTTGAATTTCTCGTTGAGATCCTGCCGCCAGTTGCCGAAGCGCCCGAAATAGAGGGTCTTGCCGCTGGCAGTGGTGTATTCGTGCAGGACGTACCAGCCAGTTGCCTCCCCGTTCCGGTCGCCCTCGACCTTGCAGCGCACCAGCTTCCCGAACACCCAGCCCGGGCTCCGCTTGGTGAAGGGTTCAATTCCATGGTCTCGAAGCTGATTCAGCACTTCGCCCAAGGCTTCGTTACTCACCGGCGCCCCCTCCGCTCGTTGAAGGACTGGCATTCAATGCAGGTTTGGCACCCCGGCACAGCTTCGCGACGGCGCGGCGGGATCGGCTCGCCGCAGCACTCGCACTCATGAGCCGATTCGCCAACCGCTACCAGCGCACGGGCAGCCAGTGCCGCCTCCATGCGCTCGAGTACCAGGTCATTGGCGTGATCCGCGATATCAGCCATTGCTCACCTCCCCGCGTTCGGCGCCCTTGGTGGTCTGGTGGACGTAGCGGGCACGCTCGTAGAGGCCGACCGCCGCGCGGATAATGCTCATCGCCAGCTTTTGGGTTTCGGCCAGCTCGGCCGCGTCAATGCGGCCGTCCTCGATATGGCGCGCGATGGTGGTTGCGGCGTTGGCCGACGTGTGCAGGATCTCGCCGGCGCCGGCAATCAGGCTGGCCGGCACATCCTCGAACTGAAGCGGCGAAACGAAGAACCACAGGCTGTCGCCCAGCTCGGCATGCAGCGCGTCGAGCACTACCGCCCGCCCCTCGGCCGACACGTACCGCAGGAAATCGAGCACGTCGTAGATGTTGAGGATGTGGCTGGTGTGGCTGGGGTTGAATTTGTGAGAGGTGGTGGAGACGCTGCGGCCGGTGGAGTGAGCAAAGCCAGTGATGCCGCCGTGGCACATGCGTTGATTGCGGGCGACGAGGTTGAGCGCTTCGCCCAGGGGGAGTACCTCGCGGCCCATACGGTCGAACTGATCCGCGAACGAGGGTCGGGACATGGCAATTATTCCTGTTTACTGCCAGTGCCACGACGCCACCAACCTTGTTAGAGTAGGCGCCGTGGTCACATTGCATGGTGGTCACAAGGCAGATGGCCGCTCTGTGGTGGAAACGCCATCTGCCACGATGGCCGGGTGATCGGTATCCCTGATCACCCGACCGTTACAGCCAGCAGCTCTGTGGTGGAGAGGCTGGCAACCCCGAGGCATCCGTGCTTCGGGTCTGGGAAGCTCGGCCGGCTGTGGTGGTACTTAGCGTGCTGCTCCAGCCGGCCTGGCTCCCCTCCCTCGGTGGTGGCGAGGGACTAAGCTGCTTTCCTAGAGTGCTTATCTGGAAATGGAAATAGGTCTGGCAGGTCCGGCCGTAATTCATGTGCAGCAACAGCACCTTTGCATGCTCGCACTACGGCAGGCACACGCTCAGCAGGCACCCCGCGCTTTTTCCATTGGGAAACAGCCATCGGGCTAAGCCCCATTGCTTGCGCGAGCGCCCGTCCACCTCCAGCAGCGCTAATCGCCTTTTCCAATGCAGATTGATCCATAAACGCACCGTTTTCTTCGCATTCGCTAATACACATTACGTTTATTTAAACGCAATGTCTACCCCTGTAAACTCTGAGTTTATGAGCACATCCGGCACCAGATTGCGCGGCCTCCTCGATGAGAGAGGAATCGCCTATAGCGAGTTCGCAGCAGCGCTAGGCGTTGAGCCCCAACACGTCAACAATTGGTTCAAGCGCGGGATTCCAAAGGCCCGCGTTTTCGCTATTGCTGACGCACTAGCCGTCAATCCTCGCTGGCTGAGCGATGGAACAGATAGCGAATCTCCATCGAATTCCCTAGCCACAGGCGGTGAAAGCTCCCTGCTCTCTCCCCTCGAGCCCTGGGATGACAGAACGCCCCTAGAACCGGACGAGGTTGAAGTGCCGCTGTACAAGGAAGTTGAGCTATCCGCCGGAGCCGGCCGAACAGCGGTGCGTGAGATTAAGGGGAGAAAGCTGCGATTCTCCTACGCTACGCTTCGAAATGCCGGAGTCTCCCCTTCGGCGGCTTTCTGCGCCACGGTCAGCGGGAACAGCATGGAGCCATTGATTATGAATGGCGCCACCATCGGAGTGGACAAGAGCGCAACCCGCATTCTGGACGGCGAAATCTACGCCCTTGAACATGACGGAATGCTACGAGTGAAATACCTATATCGCCTGCCAGCGGGCGGTATGCGCCTGCGGAGCTTCAACACAACAGAGCACCCAGACGAAGAATACTCAGCCGAGCAGATCGAGACCCAACAAATCCGAATCCTTGGTTGGGTATTTTGGTGGTCGACGCTCCGAAAAAAGAAAGGCCTTGCCTTCGACCAATAAACAAAATAAACAAAACGTATTGACCAAGCCTTAAACGCTGCGTTTAATTACCTCGACTCTCCACCACAGAGACGAGGTAACACCATGCAACGTTCCGCCACGGTACACGTCCACCCGGCCTGTACCTCTTCCCCCCAGCAGATCCAACGCCTCCAGGCCGACACTGGCTGCCTTGTCGTCATCTTCAACGGCAAAGCCCAGCTCGTTGCCAGCCGTACCCCGGGCCGCCGTCATGCGGTAACCGCCACCTCCCCGTTTGGAGGTGACGCGGCATGACCTACGCACTCCGCCAACCATCCTTTGTGCGGCTCAAGGCTCAACTCAGCCTCAATGGCCGTTTCAACCACGCCCTCTACGATGCCGAAACCCGTCAGGCAGTCCACGCCACTCTTGACATTGAGCGCGGCGCTGAACAGGTCCACGTCGTCGTTCGAATGGGCTCCACGCTGAATAGCCTGGGCCTCCCGGTCGACGCCCCTTCCAACGCCAACACCGTGGCCGACTACCTCGAGTCCATCGCGAATGGCCGCTTGGACACGGCGGACGACACCCCGGCTCGCCGCCGTTTCGACCAGGCTGCGTAGGGGGCCGCGATGAAAGACTTGTCCCTGCACCAGGCCGCGCAGCGCCTCGGCCTGAGCCGTCCCGAGCTGATCAAGCGAATGAAGGCGACCGGCCTGCTCGACAGCAGCAACCTTCCAGCCGTACCGGTCCGCGACCGCCTCTACCTGCGCGCAAAGGAAACGTCCTGGCACCACCCCGAACTCGGCATGCAGTACAGCCACTCGACGAAAGTGCGCCCGGCCGGAGTGGCATGGCTGGCCGACAAGCTCGGCATCCCCCGAGTCTGCCCGCCGGCGGTCCCGGACCGCCGCGAGGTTGGCTGACGAGCCCCGGCCCCGCGAATACGCCCGCCAGATCGTCGCCCTTCGAACCAAAGAGGAACGCAGGGCGGCCCTGGAGCGGGTGCCGGAACACCTACGGGAACTTGTACGAACCCACGTAGAGATCGCCTGGAACCATCCCAAAGGAGGCAAGGCATGAACCAATCAACTATCACCGACACCCAGGCAACGCGGCTGGCAGCAATGGTGCTTAAGCTGGCAACAACCGCCCGGACGTCCGACCGGCCCAGCGATATTGAAGCCGCAGATCATCAGGCACACGGCGCAACACTATTCGCGATGACGGCCGGAATCATCGACAGCGACGCATACCTTGCACTCTGCAATCTCTCGACGGATGCGCGCTATCAGCGATCCACCGAACTCATCTTCGACCAGCCGCTGTACACCGGCGCGGCCCGCGCCAGGGCTCGCCACTCCGCTGCTCTACGGGCTGCCGCATGAGCACTCCTCACGACAATCAACCCGAGCTTCGCCTGACTCCGGCCCCGCGCGCGGAGACGGTGGAACTCCTCTACCGCACGTTCGGCGACGTACTGATCCCGCTGGAGCAACTGCGCACCAGGTACTTCAGGAACCTCAACGAAGACAGCTTCAGCCTGGCCATCAAAGCCAAGCGGATAGCCCTCCCGCTGACCACCCTGGACCCCAGCCGCAAAGCGCCTTTGTTCGTTGACGTGCGCCACCTTGCGGCCCTGATCGACTCCCGAGCTTGGCAGGCCGACGAGGCATATGCCCGACCCGGCAGTAACGAGTAACCACACCGGCCGCCACCACCGGCCATCCACCACCAATGGAGAAAGCCACCATGCATACCCAACACATCATTCTCGCGGCCACCACGCTTGCCGCGCTGCTGATCCTGATCGCCACCGCTTACCTTGCTGGCCGCAAAGACCGGAAGAACTCGCAACAGCAGGCGGTCGAAGAGGCGCTTTACCTCTGCCGCGCCTCGCACAGCCAGAAACTGACGGCGCTGCATGCCGACTTGATCAAGCTGCGCACCAATGCCCAGCGCCTGCAACAGGTCATCGATGAGCAGCAGGAAGAGATCAGCGACCAGAAGGAGCTTCGTCAAAGCATCGAAGCCGAGGCCACCGAGAAACTTGCGGATTGGCAGCAGCGCCACGAAGAGCAACAAGCGGAACTGAAGCGCCTGGAGACGGAGCTGGAGACAAGCATCGCGACCAATCATCGGCAGGCCGAGACCGCGAAGCTCCTCCACGAGCAGAACTTGGCCGCCGAAGAACTGGACGCCATCCGCACCGCCAGTCGCCTCCTCAGCGGCCACGCTCGACAGTTCCAAAAGACCGGCACCACCAAGCGCAACGCAGACGCCGAAGCCCAACAGCAGCTCGCCGCGATCCTCCAGCGGCTCGCCATCACGGAACTGGCCAGCCAGAGCGCAGAAGCTGAAGCGCAGGAGGCGGCATGAACTACTCCAGCCTCTCCACCTACGACCTGCTGAAGCACCGCAGCCACCACGTCGACAGCCTGACCCGCCTGCGCCGCGCCCAGCCACAGTGGGACGAGGACGATGCTCGACGCGGGGAAATCACGATGGCCGATATCAGCGACCAGATCCACGAGATCGATGACCACCTTCGTCCGAGCGGCTGGGAGTCAGTCGACCTCGACTACTCCGGCGACACCGCACCGATGTGCATGTGAGGCAGCGCGATGACTACTATCCCGGCTAGCCGCGTAGCGGCACAAGACCAGGGCGCCGCCCTGGCACACGCCACCCGCAGCACCCAAGCCCCGGCCGCGCAAAAGCGCGGCGGCGG